GCTTCTAGTGCATCCAGTGCCTCTACTAGTGCATCTACAGCTACAACACAAGCAACTAATGCTTCTTCCAGTGCAACTGCTGCACAATCTGCACAAACAGCTGCAGAATCCGCTCGTGATTCTACTTTAGCAGCCTTTGACTCATTTGATGACAGATACTTGGGGGCTAAAGCGTCTGATCCATCTGTTGACAATGATGGTAATGCTTTAATAGCTGGAGCTTTGTATTTTAATTCTTCTAGTGGTGTAATGAAGTTGTACACAGGCTCTGCCTGGGTGGCGGCTTACGTTTCAGGTGATGGCTTTGTAGCACAGACTGCTGCAACTGGTTCTGCTGATATCCCTAGTGGCACTACTGCTGAACGTGATGCTAGTCCAGGTGCTGGTTACTTTAGGTTCAACTCTGAAGAAGGTGCCTTTGAGGGTTACGACGGCTCTGTTTGGGGTTCTATTGGTGGCGGTGGTGGGGCAACTGGCGCTGGTGGTGATACTGTGTTCCAAGAGAACAGCTTGATTGTCACAACAAGTTACACGTTATCAACAGGCAAGTCAGCTATGAGCGTTGGCCCAATCACCATTAACGGTGGTGCAGCTGTAACTGTTCCAAGTGGTGCTCGTTGGGTAATTCTTTAAGGAAATAATATGGCTTCAATAGACGCAAGTACAGCTGGGGTTGGTGGTGTAATTACTACATCAGACAACACTGGTAATTTAAACATACAAAGTGGTGGAGCTACGGTTGCAGCAGTTACATCTGCTGGTGTTGCAATAACAGGGACATTAAGTGCTAGTGGTGGATTTACCGGTAATGCCGCTACTGCTACTTCAGCTACATCATTAACTACGGCTTCAGGTTCAGCTCCATCATATTCTGCAAGAGCATGGGTTAACTTCAATTTTTTAGATAAAGGATAAATAATGAGCGGTGTAATTATAGCAGGCAATACAAGCGGTTCAGTAACATTAGATGCTCCAGCAGTAGCAGGTTCTACTGTCATTACCTTACCTACAACAAGTGGAACTATGCTATTAACTAATGGTAATGGTTCAGCATTAACTAATTTACCTACTCCTACAGCATTATCAACTGCTAGTGGCTCTGCACCATCTTATTCAGCAAGGGCTTGGGTCAACTTTAATGGCACAGGAACGGTTGCTGTTCGTACTAGTGGAAATGTGACAAGTATTACTGATAATGGTGTAGGTAACTACACAGTAAATTTTACTACTGCTTTGAGTAATGCTAATTACATGATGGCTGGCTCTATTACTAGAAGTGGTTTCCCACAGACAGGCACGATTGGTCCTAGATATGGTGGAACTTTTACAACAAGTGCATTGCAGATTGCTACTGCTGACGATGGTGGCACTGTATTTGACCCACCTTATGTCGGTGTAGTCGTATTTAGTAACTAATTTTTAGATAAAGGATAAATTATGCAAAGAATTATATACAAAACAGCAGAAGGTGGTGTAGCAATTGTTATTCCTACACCAGAGTATTTAGAAACGCACTCAATAGAAGACTTAGCTAAAGAGCTACCTGCTGGTGTTGAGTTTAAGATTGTTGACGAGTCAGACATTCCGTCAGACAGAACATTTCGTGACGCATGGGAGTTTGCTAATGCTTGATAGGTTTTTAAGTAAAACAATACCAGAGCCAAATTCTGGATGTTTACTTTGGACTGCTCATGTTAGTAAAGACGGGTATGGTAGATTTGGAATTGGAAGGACTGTGCATGAGGCTCATAGAGTATCTTACAATCTTTTTAAAGGACAAATACCGAAAGATTTATGTGTAGACCATATATGTAAAGTAAGAAGTTGTGTTAATCCAAATCATTTAAGACTACTTACAAGAGCTGATAATGTTAAAATTCAAGATAATTTTAATGCTAGAAAAAAACATTGTAAATGTGGAAATGAATACACATTAAGAAATAACAGGCGCATTTGCAAATTGTGCCAAGCAAAAGCTTCAAAAACATTTAGGGAGAAATCAGCATGATTACTATTAACATAGATAAAGCTAAAGAGATTACTAAGGCACGATTACGCACAGAGCGTGAGCCTTTACTTGTAGCACAAGATATAGCCTTTCAACGAGCATTAGAAACAGGTGCTGATACTGCTGCTATCGTGACGGAGAAACAACGCTTGCGTGATATTACTAAATTAGCTGATAGCGTACAAACGCTAGAAGAACTAAAAACGCTAATAGCTTAAATTTAAGGAAAACCTATGCCAATAATATTAGACGGAACATCAGGGGTTGTAACTCCTTTAAATGGCGCACTGGGTGCGACTACTCCAAATACAATTAATACCACAGGGATTACATTTGCTGATGCAACTACGCAGACGACTGCTGCTGCTTATCCAACAGAATCAGACCCTATCTTCTTTCAATGGCAACGAGGTCAAAAGACAGAACAAGAGTGGCTTGATGCAGTAGCTGCTGTTCACGCTCAATATCCATATAAATAACTGAGAGAGTATATAAATGTCAGAACCAATAGACCCAGTTGAATATGGTAAGCTTATCTCAAAGGTTGAATCCCTTGAGAAGAAGATAGACAAGATGGAAACAGCCCTAGATGAACTACTTGCCTTAGCTAATAAAGGCCGTGGTGGGTTTTGGATGGGTATGATGATTGCTTCTCTTGTAGGTGCAATTATCTCATATCTATCTCGTGCTATTGTTGGACATTAATTGTCGCTCTGCTCCAAGTAAACAGAATATGCAATTAACACCTCACTTCTCTCTTGCTGAACTAACTGTTACTAAGACTAAGTTAGACAACACTCCATCTAAAGAAATAGTAGAAGTGTTACGCACTACTGCTTTCTACATGGAGAAGGTGAGAGAGTTACTAGGCAATGTGGCTATCACTATCAATAGTGGCTACCGTAGTCCTGATGTCAATCGTCAAGTGGGTGGTACTAGTAACTCATCACATACTCATGGTTATGCTGTGGATTTTACAGCCTATGGTCACACTCCTCTTACTATATCTAATATCTTAAGTAAGAGTAATCTAAAGTTTGACCAATTGATTTATGAAAAGACTTGGGTTCATATATCCTTTGACCCTCGTATGCGTGGGAATATTCTCACACTCAAGGGTAAAGGCAAATACGTAAAGGGGATTGTATAATGTGGTCAGTTCTATTTCCAGCACTTCTTCCAGCTATTACGGATGGTGTTCGTGGTATTTTTGCTAAGATTACTAAAGGGGCAGGAGGTAATCCTGTCAATGTAACTGAGCGTATTCAACTCATGCAAGCAGAGACAGCTCGTTTGCAAGCACTAGCAGAGATAGATAAACCTGCAGGTGAACCAGCTCCTTGGGTAAATAACTTAAGGTCTAGCTTTAGGTATATATCTATTATCGTTATTTGGTTAGCTACTATTGGTGCGGTATTCTCTACTACTGTACCTGAAGCTATCACTCTTATTATGCTTGACCTAAGTGGTGCGTGTATGTCATTTGTCATCGGTGAACGTATGTATTTAACTTTAAGGAAATAAGTATGACTATTAAAAAGGGACAAGAAACATTTAGTGGCTACAATAAACCTAAACGTACTCCTAGTCACCCTACTAAATCTCATGCTGTTTTAGCAAAAGTAGGTGATAAAGAGAAGTTAATTCGCTTTGGTCAACAGGGTGTTAGTGGTGCTGGATCTAACCCTAAAACTGCTTCTGAAAAAGCTAGACAGAAGTCTTTTAAAGCTCGTCATGCTGATAACATTGCTAAAGGTAAGATGAGTGCTGCTTACTGGGCAGATAAGGTTAAGTGGTAATTAATGTTGCAAGATAAATTTCAGGCAATCAGAGAATCCGCAGAAGCTGATCTATCTACTTTTATTAAGTTAGTAGCTCCACATCTTCTACTAGGATCAGTACACTACGAACTAATAGAGTGGTGGAATAGACAGGATGCCAAGAGTAACCAGTTAGTCCTACTCCCTCGTGGTCACATGAAGAGTAAGTTAGCTGCTTATAGAACAGCTTGGTGGATTACTAAGAACCCTGAGACTACTATACTTTATGTATCAGCTACTGCTGACTTAGCTGAGAAGCAGTTATATGCTATTAAGCAAATCATTGACAGTCCTATCTACTTAAGATACTGGCCTGAGATGATTAATCCTGAAGAGGGTAAGAGAGAGAAGTGGGCTGTAGCAGAGATATCAGTAGATCACCCTAAGCGTAAGCTAGAAGGTATTCGAGATGCTACATGTAAGGCTGTAGGTCTAACCTCTAATACTACTGGTTTCCATGCTGACGTTGTAGTACTAGACGATATTGTGGTTCCAGGTAATGCTTATACTGAGGATGGTAGAGATAAAGTAGCTTCTGCTTACTCACAACTAGCTTCTATTGAGAACCCTGGAGCTATGGAATGGGTTGTAGGTACTAGATACCACCCTAAAGACATTTATAATACAATGGTTCAAATGAAAGAATCTATCTTTAATCAAGATGGAGATTTAGAATCAGAGGAAGAGGTCTATGAACTCTTTCAAAAGACTGTAGAAACAAATGGTGAGTTCCTATGGCCTAAACAATCTAGACCTGATGGTAAGACCTTTGGATTTGATAATAAAGAGTTAGCTAGGATTAAGGCTAAGTATGTAGATACTACTCAATTCTATGCTCAGTACTACAATAACCCTAACAGTCTTGAGAACTCTAGAATAAACCAAGAGAAGTTCCAATACTTTGAGAGATCTCTTCTCAATAATAGAGAAGGTGATTGGTACATAAAAGATAGAAAACTTAATGTATATGCAGCAATTGACTTTGCGTTCTCATTAAGGAAACAAGCCGACTATACTGCATTAGTAACTGTTGGTGTAGATTCTCAAGGTAATTTCTATATCTTAGAGATAGATAGATTTAAAACAGATCGTATTGTAGAGTATTATAACCACATTGTAGCTGCTCAAGAGAAGTGGGGCTTTAGAAAGCTAAGAGCAGAGATTACAGTAGCTCAACAAACTATTGTAAAAGAACTAAAAGAGAGTTACCTTAAGCCTAATGGTATCCCTTTATCAATTGATGAACATAGACCTACTAGACATCAAGGTGATAAGAATGAGCGTATTAATGCTATACTTGAACCTAAGTATGATAACTTACAAGTATGGCACTACAGAGGTGGTAACTGTCAATCTCTAGAGGAAGAACTAGTAATGAATCATCCACCACATGATGATATTAAAGATGCTTTAGCTAATGCTATGGCTATTGCTGTAATACCCAAAGTGCACATGGGAGCTTTTACTATAGGTAAGAATGTAGTAACTCATAGTCGTTTTGGTGGTGTAAGTTATTAATTAAGGAATATACATATGGCAGGTAAAGTCGCACAAATTAGAGAGTTACTTAATAGAGATACAATGGCAAGAACATTGTCAGGTCTCTATAATAACTGGTGGACACAACGTCGTGAAAAAGAGGCAGAGTGGAGAGAGTTGCGTAACTATTTGTTTGCAACAGATACTACCACTACTACTAACAGTAAGTTACCCTGGAAGAATAAAACAACCCTTCCTAAACTAACACAGATTAGAGATAACTTGCATGCTAACTATATGGATGCCTTATTCCCTAATGATAACTGGTTGAAGTGGGAAGGCTACAACTTAGAGTCAGTAACTGCTAAGAAACGTATTGCTATTGAAGCTTATGTTAAAACCAAACTAAGAGAGTCTGAGTTTAGAGAAACTGTATCTAAACTATTATATGACTTCATTGACTATGGTAATGTGTTTGCTGATGTTACTTTTGTAGACAAGAAACACATAGACCAAGTGACTGGTGAAGAGGTAACTACATACAGAGGTCCTAAGTTAGAAAGAGTATCTCCTTTTGATATTGTATTTAACCCTACATCTAGCTCATTTAAGGACTCTCCTAAATTCACACGCTATCTTAAAACAGTAGGTGAATTGAAGAAAGATCTCTTAACTCGTCCAGATCTTAATTATGATGAGGCTGCCTTTAACAAAGCTATTAATGCTCGTAAGAATATCTCAGCTTTTAAAATGGAAGATGTTAACAAAGCAGAAGCTTATTTGTTTGAAGGCTTTGGTTCACTACAAGAGTACTACCAATCAGGTCTAGTAGAAATACTAGAGTTTGAAGGTGATATCTATGATGAAGTAAATGATACTCTACACGAGCGTCGTATTATCACAATCATAGACAGATCTTATGTTATTAGAAACATTGAGAACCCTTCTTGGTTAGGTAGAGATACTAAGCACCATGTGGGTTGGAGAGATCGTCCAGATAACCTATATTCAATGGGTCCTTTAGATAACTTAGTTGGTTTACAGTATCGTTTAGATCACTTAGAGAACTTAAAGGCTGATGCACTAGATCTAACAATCCATCCCCCACTAAAAATAAAAGGTGATGTAGAACCATTTGAATGGGGTCCTGAGGCTACTATCCACATTCCAGAAGATGGTGATGTAGAAGCTATGGCTCCTAATAGTGCTGCTTTCCAAGTAAACAATGAGATAGCTGCTTTACTAAATATTATGGAAGAGATGGCTGGTGCTCCTAAAGAAGCTATGGGTATCAGATCTCCAGGTGAAAAGACTGCTTTTGAAGTACAACAACTTCAGAATGCTGCTGGTAGAATCTTCCAACACAAGGTAAATAAATTTGAAGTAGAGTTACTAGAACCAGTAATCAACTCTATGTTAGAATTAGCTAGACGTAACATTGACTTAGTAGAGATAGCAAAAGTGATTGATACAGACCTAGGTGTTGCAGACTTCTTATCTATTACTAAAGATGATATTACTGCTAAAGGTAAACTACGTCCTATTGGTGCAAGACACTTTGCAGCAAGAGCACAACTAGTACAAAATCTACTAGGTGTATTTAATAGTCCTATTGGTCAACAGATTGCTCCACATGTTTCTGCTAAACGCTTGGCACAAATGGTTGAAGAGTATATGGGTTTTGAACAGTATGACTTTATACAAGAGAACGTTGCTGTATTTGAACAAGCTGAAACTCAAAAGTTAGTTAATCAAGTACAACAAACTCTCCAAGTAGAGCAAGCTACTCCTGTAGAAGAAGACATGTTGACACCACAATAAAAGACTTGACTTTTCTATATTAGTATGTTATAATAGAGTTATGGATTTAAAATCAGAGAAAGCAAAAGATTTAACTAAAAGAGAAGTATTTATCTTACTTAGAGAATATCTGGATGAACAGATAGAATTATCTAGACGTAAGACTCTATCAGAAGATAGCTTCTCTTTGCCAAGTTGGCCTGAGTTTCAAGCTTATCAATTAGGAATCCAAAGAGCTTATTTTAAGCTTAAAGATGCAATACCTGACCAAGGAGAAAGCAAGTGAGTAATGAAAATATTTTTGATAATCAGACCCCTGGTGATCAAGAACCTGCAGTAAACCAAGCACCTCAATTCCAGATTCCGACAGAAGCTGCAGAATTAGTAGGAGCTGGTAAGAAGTATCAATCAGTAGAAGATGCACTTAAATCTGTACCTCATGCACAAAAGCACATTCAGACTTTAGAGACTGAACTAGCTAATGTAAAAGAAGAATTAAGTAAGAGAGCTACTGCTGAAGAACTACTTCAAGAAGTAAGATCTGGTTTAACAAGAGAGCCACAAACTCAGACTGTAGACTTTGATCCAAATAAGATATCTCAAATTGTTGAACAAACAATCGAGAATAAAGAGAAACTTAGAGTAGCTAAAACTAATGCTAGTTCTGTTGTATCTAAATTCACCGAGAAGTATGGTGAGAAGGCAGAAGAAGCTTACTTAACTATTGCTAAGGAATCAGGTTTAACTGTTCAGCAATTAAACTCTTTAGCTGCAAGCTCCCCAGGAGCAGTACTAAAATTAGCAGGACTAGGTATCACACAGACTGCCCCTGTATCTACCCCTCAGGGCACTGTTAATACTCAGAGTGTAGGTAATACACAAGCTAATGCTAATCTAACATCTAGAGTTCCGAAAGGAGCTACTACTAGAGATATGGTATCTGCATGGAAAGTAGCTGGCGAAAAGATTAAACAAACAGCAAATACTTAATAAATTTAATTAATAATAAAGGAAATAAAAATGTCACAATTAACATCTAATACAACTGCCTTTGTCGAGGCACAGCAATATTCTCAATTTATTTTAGATAACTTGCATGACTACTTGCTACCTGAAGGTATGTGGAGAGATGTATCTGACTTCGGTTCTGGTACTAATCTAAACATTAAAACAGTTGGTACTGTAACTCTTCAAGATGCAGCTGAAGATACACCATTAGTATTCAATCCAATTGATACTGGTACTATCTCTTTGGCTATTACTGACTATGTTGGTGATGCTTGGAAAGTATCTGATGATCTACGTGAAGATGGTTCACAAGTAGACTCATTGATGGCTATGCGTGCTATGGAATCTACTCGTGCTCTAGGTGAGAACCATGAGTCTCGTTTCTTATCTGTAGCTGGTACTGCTCAAACTGCAGCTAACGTTAACTTAGTAAATGGTCGTCCACATCGTTGGGTTGCTGGTGGTGCTGCTGGTACTAGCCGTGTTATGACTTTGTCAGACTTCATTGCTATGAAATTAGCTTTTGATAAAGCTGGTGTACCTGCAGGTGGTCGTATTGCTATCGTTGACCCAATCGTTGAAGCTACTTTAAATAGCTTGACTAACTTGGTTAACGTATCAAACAACCCAATGTTTGAAGGTATCGTAACAGAAGGTTTCTCTCGTGATCACAAGTTCGTTAAAAACATCATGGGCTTTGATATCTGGACTTCTAACTACTTGCCAGTTAAAACTGCAACTGAAGCATTGAACGCTTCTTCTTATGGTCTAGCTAATGACACTGCTGAAATCGGTGACGTAGCTAACGTGTTTATGAGTGTTGCTGATGATAGTACTAAACCTATCATGCATGCTTGGAGACGCAATCCATTAACAGAAGGTTGGAGAGATAGCGAAGAACGTGCTGATAAGTTCCAAGTAACCTCACGCTTTGGCTTCGGTGCTCAACGTTTAGATACTCTAGGTGTTATCTTAACTAGTGGTTCTTCTTACTAAGTATTAGTGTTAGGGGGTTATTTAGGTAACCCTCTTCTCTAAATCTTAAATCTAATTATTAAAAGGATATAAAATGACTTTCGAAATTGATGCAAAACGTGGCGTTGCAAACCACTACGGTGTTCGTACTACTAACCAGAAATTTGGTGGTCAAGTAGATGACGATCTAATTAAAACAGCAGCCTGGACATTCTCATACAGTGATCTACCTGCAGGTGGCACTAACAAACTTCAGTATTCTATCCCAGCTTACGCTAAGATCTTGAATGCTCGTTTAGAAATTATCACAGGCTTTACTTCAACTTCTACTACTACTGATTTAACTGTAGGTTTAGAGCAAGCTGATGGTACTGATATCGATCTAGACGGTTTGGTAACTGCTGCTAACGCTACTCAAGACACAATCGGTGCAGTTGGTTTGATCACTGGTTCTGGTGCCTTGGTTGGTGCTTCTATCGGTGCTGCAGCTGGTGAGGTAGTTGTTACTCCTTCAGTAGCTGACTTGTTAACAGGTGAAGCTCGTTTAGTAGTTCAATATTTACCAGTAGCTCCTTAATTAGTAAATATTAAGATTAGGGAGGCTTTCTCATAAAGAGGGCTTCCCTTTTTTCTAAGGAAAAGATATGACGATAGCTGAGAAAAGACTTAAAAATGGAATATCTCAAGCTACTAGAAGAAGTAAATTAAAGAAATATATCTCGGATATTGGATGCCTTTCATGTAAGGAACACCATCCTGGTTTTTTAGAAGTACACCATTTAAGCAAAGAAGCTAAACGGTATAAAAGAAGTCAAGACCTAATGTATAATGTTCAGGATATAAAAGCAGGTACTGCAGTTGTTTTATGTGCAAACTGCCATAGTTTATTTCATTATCATTTTGGAGGAAAGATTAGTCCTTTCCCAGATCAAACAGTTGAATCTGTTTTAAAAGTAGTAAACTTAGAACGAAGTCTCGAAAGGTAAGGGTAAAATCATAACTATTCAGCATAAATTAATTACAGATCCAGATATCCATGAGCCTAAGGGTACCTCAACTGCACTCGCAAATCAAGTATATGCAGCAGATGGTTCAGGTAGTGGTAGTTGGCAGGACGTTAAACCTGCAGGGACTGTAGGAGCTGTAGCAAATAAAGTATATGTAACGAATGGTGCAGGTGCAGGTACATTGCAATACCCTGCTGGTAAGTTATATGCTGATATGTATATTGATGGAGGTGCTACCTCTCAAACTCTTTCAGCAGGCTCTGCTTATGCTAAACTAGATCCAGGTTCTGAATGGACAGCTGGTGCATACAAAGGTTTAACAATTAATGGTACCGATGGTACGATTACTCTTACAGAAGCTGGTACTTATATGGTTAGCTTTTGGGTTGCTTTTACAACAGCATCTGTAGCTACAGGTACTGTATATAATTTTAAATATGCTATTAATGGTACTCCAGGTTCTAGAATTCTTAAAGTAAGTAAATACACTAATGGTGCTGATTTAATTTCACTATGCGCTACAGGTCTTGTAACTGTTTCAGCAAATGATGTATTATCTATTCATGTAGCAGGTGATGCTACTTCTTCAGGTACAACTATTACAGTAAATGAAGCAGGTCTTACAGCAATTAGGTTAACGGAGTAGCATATGGCTAAAATGACTCTTCTTGAGATTGTACAAGACATCTTATCAGATATGGATTCTGATGAGGTAAACTCTATTAATGATAGTGTAGAGGCTTTACAAGTAGCTCAGATGATTAAGTCTACTTACTACAATATTATTGATGGTAAGGATTACCCTTGGCTTAAAGAGTTATTTCAGTTAGAGCCTAGTGGTGTTGCAGCTAAACCTACATTTATGAAGTTACCTAGTACAGTGATTGACTTGGAGTGGATTAAGTACAATGCTATTAAGCAAGGTGAAACTAAGAATAAATTAACTAAAGTAATATATAAAGATCCTGAGGCTTTCCTTGAGATTACAGATAAAAGAGATAGTACTGCTACTAATATTTTAGTAGAGACTGACTCTAGTGGAGTAAAGATAAATGCATTCACAGATAGAGCTCCTCAATACTTCACTTCCTTTAATGATGAAGACCTTGTATTTGACTCTTATGACTCTGACATTGATTCTGCATTACAGAACTCTAAGACACAATGTTACGGTAAAAGATCAGTAACCTTCTCTCTTCTAGATTCTTTTACTCCAGATCTACCAGTACAAATGTTCTCTTATCTTTTGAATGAAGCTAAGTCTAATTGCTTTGCTGTTCTTAAACAGTTACCTAATATTAAAGCAGAACAAGCTTCTATGTCACAAAAGCGTAGAATGAGTCAAGACGCTTGGAGAATTAAAAGAGGTATCTCTTACCCTAACTATGGGAGAAAGTAAATGTTATCAACTGATACTTCTTTTGTAAATAAAGAAAAGTATAGTAAGTCTACTGTAAGTAAGAAAAAGAAATCTAAACCAACTAAAAAGAAGCCTAAATGAAAACATACACAACTCCTAATGGTAAAGAAATTCAAATCGTAAGAGATCCTAAGACTGCTCACATTAAGATTCAGTTTGGTTCAGGTGGTGAGTTACCTCAAGAATTATCTGGTTTTTATACTTCAGAATCATTTGCATCTAGAGCTATTGTAGGTTACCTAGAAGGTTTAGCTAAACAACCTGTAGAAGTAAAGCAAGAAGAAAAAGAAGCTCCTAAAGAAGAAGAAGTAGTAGCAGTTAAACAAACTAAAAGTAAAGTAGCTCCTAGCAAGGAAGACTAAATGGCATCTGCTACCGAAAAGGTTTACAGAAGTTTTGTTAAGGGTATAGTAACAGAGGCTAGTCCTCTTACATTCCCTGAGAATGCTTCTATAGATGAAGATAACTTTGTTCTATTAAGAACAGGTTCTAGATACAGAAGACTAGGTGTGGATTATGAGGACTATGGTGCTCTTACATCTACAGGTTTTGCTACATCTATCCTTTCTTCAGGTAAACAATCTTTTCATAAATGGACATCACCTGGAGGCAGCTCATCTGTATCTATTGGTGTAGTTCGTATTTATAATAAACTTTGGTTTATGGACTTACTTGCTAGTAGTCCTTCTGCATCTTTACTTAATGGTGGTGCAGCTTTAACTATAAGTGGATTAGCTAATAGCGATTTAGAAACTTCTATTATCAACAATAGTTTAGTTTTAGTATCTAAAGATTTACCTTTACCCATACTACTAACTTATAATCCTACTACTGATGCTGTAACTCAAGCTCAAGTATCTATCCTTACTAGAGATATTTGGGGTGTAGCAGATAACTTAGGCATTGATGAAAGACCTACTACTCTCTCTAATCTACATAAGTACAACCTACGCAATCAAGGCTGGTCTCCTAGAATTGAGACTGTAGGTGGTGCTGATGCTATTGATAAGACTTACACTGATCTTAGCTTCTATCCAAGTAATGCTGATATCTGGACTCTAGGTAAAGATGGCAATGCTGTTAGCTCCTCATTTGAATACTACGTTCCTTCTGTACTACAAAAGAACTCAGTAGCTAACTCTTTAGTATCTAGAGGTAGTCACATCATTGATGCCTTTACAAGAGGCAGTCAAAGAGCTACTATTACTGGACTTACAGGTTTACCTACAGATCATGAGAATGGTACATTTACTACTGTAGCTTCTTATGCTAGTCGTGTGTTCTACTCAGGTATTACATCTAACATTACTGGTGCTGACTCTAAATCTCCTAACTACTCTGGTTATATATTCTTTAGTCAAATTGTTACAGATAATGGTAAACTTGGTAATTGTTATCAAGAGGCTGATCCTACTGATGAAAACATTAATGACTTAATTGCATCAGATGGTGGTACTATTCAGATTCCTGAAGCTACTAATATTATTAAAATAGTAGCATCTCAATCATCTCTTGTTATCTTTGCAGAGAATGGTATATGGGAACTATATGGTGATACTGGTGGCTTTATTGCTACATCATTCCAAGTAAGTAAGATCTCTAGTACTGGTATTCTTAATGCTAAATCTATTGTAGAAACTAATGGTAGTTTTATCTACTGGTCTAAAGCTGGTATTTATACTCTAGCTCAAGATTCAGTTAATGGTAGATTTACTGCTCAGACTATTTCTTTAGCAACCATTCAATCTTTATTCTTAAAAATACCTGACTTAGCTAAAAACAATTGTAAAGGTTTTTATGATGAGAAAGAAAATAGAGTAAGATGGTTATATAATGATACTGATACCTACTCTGAAACTGCTTACATAAATAAGTATAACAGAGAGCTTGTGTTAGACCTTACTCTACAAGCATTCTATACTTCTACTATAGCTAGCTTAGATCTTAACTCACCTTACATATGTGACTATGTAGATATTCCAGGTTACTCAGTAGCTAACATTGATACTGATATTGCTGTAGGTGCAGATGCTGTTATTATTACATCAGGTGATGCTGTTGTAATTGAACAAGATGTAGTATCAAGTAGAAGCTCTCAGTTTAGTTTTTTGACTATTACTGGTACCTCATTCACTTTATCTAAGTACAGTAGTCCTACTTTTACTGATTGGCCTTCTGCTAACTCAGGTGTAGGTAAAAACTATTTAAGTTATATGGTTACAGGTTACGAATTGTTTGGTGATCTATCTAGATTTAAACAAGTACCTTACATACACTTTTACTTTGATAGAACAGAAGATGGTTTTGTATTAGATAATGATAACCTTGAGTTAAACAACCAATCCTCTTGTTTAGTACAAGCACAATGGAACTGGGCTAACTCAGCTAATAGTGGTAAATGGGGTAACTCTTTCCAAGCTTATAAACTATTAAGAAACTACATTCCTTCAGGTGTATCTGATGCATTTGACTATGGAGAAGCTGTCATAGTTACTAAGAATAAACTAAGAGGTGTAGGTAGATCTTTAAGTCTTTATATCCAATCGGAAGAAGGTAAGGATATGCGGATTTTAGGATGGGCTATTACAGCAACTGCAGATGGAAAAGTCTAATGAAATGGAAATTCTTTATAAGGAACCAGGTGCTTTCTTAGGACTTAGTTTTAGTAAAGAATTAAATAGTTATGTGTTACATACAGATGTTACTTCTTGGAGTCCTTCTGAATTTAAAAGGTATTTAAAAATATTTGAAAGTGTTTTAGATATGCTTTTTGATAGGGGTATAACAAGTGTTTACGGAATATGTGATACAGAAAAAGAGTTAAAGTTTAATCAAATGTTTGGTTTTGTTTTCTCAGGATTCAAAGCAACAGATACAGAAGGCACTGAAAGCTTTTTGTCTTATTTGGAGATATAGTATGGAATACTTAGGTGGTGGTAAATGGGAATCTATGGAGGTACATCATAGAGCTGGTTTTAAAGATCATAGACCTATGGCTGAAAAGAAAACCATTGCTATAGTAGCTAAGGTTGCTGCAGTAGCTGCTGCTGTTTACTATGGTGGTCCTTTCCTTGCAGGTGCATCAGGTCTAGCTTCAATGGGTGGTCTAGCTCTACAAGGTGTTGGAATGGTTAAAGCTAATGCTGCTGCTCAACAAATGCAAGAAAGTGAGCAAGCTAGAGTAGCTGCTGCTAATGAAGTACAAGCTTCTCAAGAAAGACAATCTAATCTAAATGCTCAAAGAGCTCGTATTTCTCAAATAAGAGAGATGAATATTAGAAGAGGTAACATACTTGCTTCTACTGTGCGTAGTGGTACAGGTGCTACAGGTACTTCTGCTGTTATAGGATCAGGTGGTTCTTTGACTAGCCAATTAGGTGCTAACATTGGTTTCATTAATCAAACTCAATCTTTTGCTTCTGAACAATCTGCTGGTAACGTAACTGCTGCTAATGCTGCTAGTGCTACTTATCAAGCAAGTAATGAAGCTACTGGTTGGACTAGCCTAGCTTCTCTAGGTAAAGATGTATCTACTCAGTTTGGTGGTATCAAAACTATATTCAGTTCTTAAGAAGTTTTATAGGAATAATAAACAATGGCACTTGATCCAAACTTAGTACTACCTCCAGTAGAAACAAGCAACCCTATTTTATCTGAAGAAGCTAATCTAGATACTGCTTTCTATACTGCTGGTTCTTCTAGTCCTAATCCTATTGAAGACTTTAAAACTATTGCAGCAGAACTACGTCAAAAAGGTCAGTCAGACATAGTAGATAATGCAAAGGCAGCTTGGGAAAAGGAACAAGACTTAGCACTCAAAGACTCTGTAAAATTGTTTATAGAGGATGAGTCTGTTCCTATGGATCAAAAGAGAAGTGCTCTTGAGTTGTATGCTACTGGTGGATATCTATCTAAAGATCTTAGAGATAAGTATGTGCAGAAAGTAGCAGCAACTGAAGTAGGTACTACTCATAAAGAAAAAGAAGCCCAAGATGAGATTGTAAAGAACTTACAACTTCGTCTTGGTAAACTTGCATCTGAGCAACAGAAAGAAGACATTGTTAATTCAGCAACTACTCTTTCTGATTGGATGGGAGCTTCAGGTTCTGTATTGAGTGATATTGGTACTGGTGCTATTGCTGGTGTAGCAGGTGTTATTACTGCTGTAGGTAGAATGGATGCACTAGCAGGTCAAGACTTAGCTAAAGAATGGTCAGCTATCTTACAAGATAATCCTACTGATCCTAATGTTCTTCGTATTAAAGAATCTATCTTTGAGAAGTTAAGTCTACTTGGTGTACCTGCTAAGAAGATTGAAGAGACTTTAATTAACTCAGGTCTAAGTGGTGGTACTGCTTTAACAACCAGTGTTATTGCTGATCCAGTTAACTTTGTTCCTGTAGGTATTGCAGCTAAAACTTTAGGTAAAGTAAGAAGAGGTCTTGGACCTAAGGTTCGTCCTGAGTCTCCTCTTAAAACTACTATTGCAGCTAACCCTGCAGTAGCTAAAGATTTAATTGATGATGCTATTACTGACCCTACTGGTTCTATTGCTACATCGTTAGGTACTACTAAAGGTACTCTTATCAATGAGTTTGTATTCCCTAATTCTCTAAGTAAAGCTGAATTAAAAACTCATCCTGATTTAGCAAAAGCAATCATAGAAGCAGACAAAGAGATCTCTTCTGATTTCTTAAATGAAATGTTTGATCCTAACATTCAGAATGCTACTAGAAGATTAGAGGACATAGATGCTACCTACAAACTTTTACAAGAGTCTAGAGGTCCTTACTACAATCAATCTTTATCTAATGTTTTAATTACAGACAATGTATTTGAGGGTAGAGCTATTTTAGGTCCCAATGCTACTCACACTTACTATGATATTAATGATGTAGTAAATGGTTACTCTGTATTTGATGCTAAGAGAAAAGGATTACCTGAAGATCAAAAAGGTGAGTTGCACATAGTAGATGCTACTACTGGTGTTAAGTATACTCCTGAGTCTTTGATTGCTGATCCTAAATGGCAGCCTACTATTAAAGTAGTTACTCAAGAGATCCCAGGTACTAAAAGAGCTAAAGCAGTTATAGATTCAGATGAAGAGTTTAGAGCTAAAGTAGATGCTCGTTTAGCTGCTATTGAAACTAGATTTAATGAAAGAGTTACTAATAACCCTGAAACTACTCTTACTAAAGAAGAAGCTGCTGCTAAACTTACTGAGATCAAAGATAGAGAAGTTCTTAAGCTTACTCAGGAAAGAGAAGCTAAGATTGCAGATAACAATAAAATAGATACAGAAGTTGTACCTAATGTTATCTCTACAAGACAAATCAATATAGCTTCTAAAGAGCCTAAGCAGTTCTATCTTGAGTGGAATTGGAAGAAAGAGTACGATGAGCTTTCTCTAAGACTATTTGGTAAAGATGCTGTTAAGACTTCTATCTTAGGTATGGATGTATCTGCTTTAGCTAGATCTAAAGTAGGTAACTGGATCTTTGGTACAGGTAGATTCCCTACTTGGTTCGAGGACAGTGCACTTCGTATGTCTGAGAGAGCTGCTAAAAGAACTGCTCTTGTTATGAAGACTATTCAAAGTAAAATAGGATCTACAAAGCATCCAAAAGAATTATCTAAATTAATTAATGAAGCTGAAAGCAAAGGTATAGAACATTTTAGTACTAAAGATATTGCTTCTAGATTTCCTAATCTTACTACTAAAGAAGTAGATGATTTATTTACAACTCATGTTTATTGGAGAAGAGTTAACCATTGGAACTGGACATTAGCCAACTATCAATATATTAATGAATTATATAATGATGGCTTTTCAAAAGGTTTATATGTAGATAGCAAATATATTGGAGCCGTTAAACAAGATATTACCTTTAAACATGAAGGAGAAATTCCTAAAAAAGTATGGGATTATGAGACTAACTCCGCTGTATCATTTACAATGTTACCTACTAAAAAAGGAGCAGGTATTTATGATGTGAGCACAAAACAATTAGTCCAATTAAAAAAATCTGAAACTAATGATTCTGGTCAAACCTTTCCTTATGCTTTAGTTGGGGATACTAAAACTAAACTAGATATATTACCTAGTAATGTATTACCTCGTATTCCAGGGTACTCTCCAGTAAAAACAGATGCTCATTTCTTTATTGATAAAACTCCTACTAAACTAGAAATTAGTGGAAGAACAGTAACAGATCCTAATATACTTAGAGCCTACACTGAAACAGTTGCTTCTGCTAAAACTCAGTATGAAGCTAATATGTTACGTAAAGAGTTTGAAGAAAGGTATCCAGATCATATAGTTAAAGATCGCCCAGATAGAGGTGCTTCCTATGGTAGAATTATTGATGAGTCTGAAGCTCATGCTAATCTATTAAGAAATGCTATGCAAAGAGGAGATAGACTAGAAGGTACTGGTACTATCGAAGATAGACTTATTACTCTTATAGATACTTCACAATCTTTAGCTAGACAAAACTCTATGCGTGTATGGGAAGATACTACACAAAAAGCTTTTGTAAAGGATTACTCACAGTTCTTAGTGGATGATAAATTTCCTGAGAGTTCTAATGATATCCATCCTCTTCCTAATATGAACAGAGAAGAGTTAAGAGCTTTCCAAGAAGCTAATCGAGTGTTTGAGTATTACGCTAAACTTAAGTCATTCTCTACATTTGGAGATGCTGTTTGGAAAGATACATTCCATGGTCTAGCTGATATCTTTGAACAATGGAAAATACCTGCTAACTTAGTAAGAGACGTAGCTAATAAAGGTAATTTAATTGCTGAAATACCTAAGCAGTTAGCTTCTACTATGTTTATTCATCTTAATCCAATTAAGCAATGGATAATTCAACCTGCTCAGTTACTTGAGTTATACTCAATCTATCCTACTACTGCACTTAAAAACTTTGCAGATTTAGGTGCTATTAGAATTGCATTGGCTTCTAAGAGTCCTATATTTAAAGGTAAGGCTACTCTATTTGAGGACCTAGCTAGAAAAATGGCTCCTGGTATGGATAAGGTAGAGTTTAACAAAACAGTTAAAGCTATCGAAGATTCAGGTTTATTACAATCTATTGACCATAACTTATTAGTACATGGTGTATTTAATGATGTAAGTAGAGGTCTGAATGAAGGTACTTGGGAAGGTGCTTACAGAAATTTAACTGCTATTCCTAAAGCCGTAGTAAAAGGATCTAGAGCTGTAGGTTTTGACTTCTCTGAGTTAAACAATAGGATTGGTATTTGGTTACAAGTACGTGATATCTGGAAGTCTAGAAACCCAGGCAAGGATTGGGATACTCTTGAAACTAAAGAATACATCTCAGTAGAAGCTAATAAGTTAGCAGGTTCTATGAATAAAGCAGGTTCTTTACCTTATCAAAAAGGTGCACTAGCTGTTCTATTCCAGTTTGCTGCTATTTCTCAAAAGCAAACTCTTAACTTACTACAAGATAATGCTACACTCCTATCTCCAAATAGAAGAGCTGCTTTAGCTGCAACTCGTGCTGCTCTTTGGGGTACTAAGTATGGTCTTATTGGTGGTGCAGCAATCTACTATTACATCGATAGATCGGAGAATGAAGAAGTTAGAAAGTATGCAGATGATCTAAAAGTAGGTTTAGCAGATAGAGCATTTAATCAGTTCTTAAAAGCAGTTACTGGATCTGAGTACTCTGAAGTAAATATATCTACAACTATGTCTCCTTATGGTAACAGTACTATAGGTTTACCTTATGTAGATGTGTTATTTGAGATGGCTAAATTAGTAGATGATAAACCTACTTCTGCTAGATTCCCAGCTCTAGGTGCAGTAGATACAGCTACTTCTGCTATTAATACTTTTCAATCTTATTTTATAACTGAAGAGTTAACGTTAGAGAATACTGGTAAAGCCTTTATGGAAGCTGCTTCTGTAGCTTCAGGTATGAGTAACTGGTCTAAAGCTCAACTCATGTTTGCTATGGGTGATAAAGTTACCAAGAATGGTAATCACTTAGGACTCAAAGCATCTAAGGCTGAAGCTCTAGCTCAGATGTTTGGATTCACTACTACTAGAGAAGAGGCTTACTATGAGATCTTTAATGCTACTATGGAAGACAAAGCTGGCATAGATCAAATGGCTACTGATATACATCAACAGTTAATGCTTAAGAAGAAAAGAGATGGTAATACCCATGCAGCTATGGATTATCAAGCTATGAATTCATTTATAGCAGTTCTTAAAGATTCTAATGACTGGCCTCAAAGTAGAATTAATAAAGTAATTGAGAAAGTAATAGAAAAAGATAGACAAAGTTACTTAGATAGTGATATCTCTATTCTTATGGATTTAGTTAAGAATGGTGCTGATATGAATGATAAACGAGTTCAGTATATTATTCCTAAATTAGAAAGTACTTTAAATCCTGAAACAGAAGAAGGTAAAGTAACCCAAGATCTTATAGATATATTGAAAAACAGAGGACAACTATAATGGCTACACAAACTCCAAAATTCTCAGAAACAATGTCTGATCCTAGCTTTAAAGCTTATGTTAAAGAGGGAGTAGTCAGTAAATTAGGTGGTGCTTCCTCTGCTGCTAACTTAGCTACAATTGCTGAAGTAGGTAAGATGGGTCTTGATGTACAAAAAAGTTATGCTATGTCTAACCTTGAGAAGTTACAAAAAGGTGAGATAGAAGATTACCTATCTAAAAGTCCTACTAGAGCTGCTGAAGTAGCACAAGAAGTAACTGCTTTAGAAGGTGTTATGGGTCAGTTAGATCAAAATACTCTCATACCTTTGGATGAAGGTCAGACTATGGAAGCATTTGATGCTAAGTATTCTGGTGTTCAAGCAGAACATGCTAAGAGATTAGACTACTTGAAGAAAGCATCTGAGCAAGGTGTTATGACTCCTGAGATGTTTGCTGAAAGAGTTATCAAGAATACTAGAGAAGCTGTTGCTAAGAATCCTGGATTAGCTAGAGAACTTATGTCTAGCTCTCAAACAGTTCTAGAGTTATCAGGTATCCAAGGTAGGATCCAACAAGATACTAATCTTGCAGCTCAACAAGCTAAGGCTATAGCTAAAGAGTATGCTGATATTTCTAGTGAGATGGATAAACGAAACATTGTTCCTCCTCAATTACCTTCAGGTGAATTAGATTTAGCACAGGCTCGTGTATTAATTAATAAAAATAGAGCCTCTCAATCTGCTTATGATACTAACTTATTAGCAAGTAATCAAGCTAAACTAACAGATGAAAATGAAATAAGACAATTAACTAAATCAGGTGTTGTTGCTGATATCTTTAACTATGGTATTAATAAACTAGAACAAAATTTAACTACATTATTTAATGACAATACTATTGACATTACTAAGAAAGTAGAGACTGCTCAAAGAATGGTACTAGACGCAGAGCAAGAACTATCAGGTTCATTTATTGGCAAACACATGGATGTTCCTGTAGTTAAGGATGGGTTTACTTCTTTTAGTAGACAAGCTAATCTATTATTTGGTGCTGTTAGGGATGCTAAAGATGGTACTACTGCTTCTAAAGCATTAGCTAATACTAAAACTATTAAACAAGATCAACAAACTATTGACTTACTGTCTAAGGTAGATGTTGCATCCTTTAATTTTATATCAGAAGCTGCATTAAAGTTAGGTCCTGCTATCTTTGATACGCCTGAAGGTACTAGATTAAAGATGGATATTATTACTTTGTCTAATAATATTATCAAAGGTATGCCTTTAACAGGAGAAGAGTTTAAGAAAGATCCTAGTATTAAAGATGGTTCTTCTAAGATAGCTACTACTTTAAAAGCAGCTGCTACTACTGTTGTAGAGAAAAAACCAGACTCAGTCTCACCTTTAAATAAAATATTTGGTGCTACTATTAGTTCTATCTTTGATAGTAAGGCTACTCCTACTGCTATGGATGCCTTTACTAGAATGGATGAAGTTAATAGCATTCTAAAAGATCCTAAGTTAGCTGAAGCTTGGAAAGATTTAGATGAAGATACTAGATCTAAAGTAAGTTCTATGGTTGATAACTATAATGATCAATTAGCAATGTCTTTTGCTAACTACATTAAAGATCATCCTACTGAGAACATTAAACTAAGCATGCTTCCTGATGGTACTCTTGCTGCTACTGGTGGTTCTACTACCTTTAATAGAGACTTATTAGGTAGGGTTAACTCAGGTCTTAAGGCTTATGCTAACCTTCAAGGCACTACTACTGATAAAGTAAGAGATGAGTTCTATGTGAACTACTATGGAGATGCTTTTGCTGATCAAGCTACATTCCTTGAGACTAGAGGTGCTAAGAATAACATTACTAATGTGGTTGATTCTACTACTAAACGCACTAAAGAGTTTGCTTCTCTTGAAGAAGGTGTACAGTATTCTCAACAAAAAGTACTTGACATTTATAAAACTAACAAACGATCTGTTGCTAGTATCGTAAATGTACTACGTCCTGAAGATGCAAGAGTTAATAGCTTCTACATGCCTCAATCAGACTATGTAAAACAAGTAGCTAAAACTATGGGTGTAGGTGAGAGAGAGATCTTAGACTTAAGTAAACCTTATAACATGGCTAGTTTCTTATCAGCAGTTGCTCAAGTAGAAGGTAAATCTCTTTCTGTAGGTAGAATTGCAGATGCTATGTCTAAACCTCCTTTACCTGCTTCTTCTCAAGCATACTATAATGCTACACGACAAGCTGGTGAACAACGTCAACAAATCTATAATGGTATTGCTCAGTTCTTTAGACCAGTATCTACTCTTATAGATAAGGGTTATGCTACTGTAGGTGGTGTTGTAGTTGATTTAGCTACTATGCCTTCACAAATTGCATGGGATATGGATCACTATAAGAAGACTGGTGAGTTAAAACATAAGTACGAAACTCAAGGTCTAACTCCTAATATTAGTAAATTAGTTACTCAGGTAATTGCTCCTATCGAATCAGGTAGCCGTCAAATAGATCCTAAAACTAATAAAATTATTGAGTCCCCAGCTGGTGCTAAAGGTATTACACAAGTTATGCCTAAGACAGGTCGTAACCCTGGGTATGGTGTAGCACCTTTACCTGAGAATGCTACTGAAGGAGAGTACATTAAGTTCTCTGAGAATTACTTTGGTGCTATGCTTAAACTATTTAAGAATGACACAAGTAAAGCTTTAGCTGCTTATAATGCAGGTCCAGGTGCAGTACAAGATGCAGTAGATTTAGCAGGTCCAGCTTGGTTAGTAGCTCTACCTACTGAAACTAAAGACTATGTATTAAAAGCTAGATTAAGAGAAGCTAATTTATTGGGAGAAAGATAGATGTCAGCTTCTTTTAGAGGTATCTTAGGTGGTTTAATAGATGAGATACGAGGAAAGAACAATGTGGAGAAAGAGCGTCAAGTCTATATGGAAGATGCTCTTTACTTCAAGAAAGGATCTGAGATTAATGATCCAAGTCCAGGTAATAAGATCAATAGAAGTCAAGTAGATGCCATCGTATCTTCTGCTAATATGGGTGTTACTACAGGATTAATAACCAAAGAAAGTGGTGATAGATTTATTGCTAATCAGTTTCAAGAACTAAGAAATGATTTTGCAGTTAATGCTAAAGACAAAGAAGGCAACGTAATTAAACATCCAGTAACCCCAGGTAAAATAAATAAAGCAGCAGATGTTTTATATGGGTTAAAGTCAGGTCAAGGTATTACTTTCTATGAACCTAATAAGGAAACTAAAACTGGTAGAGAGTTTTCTTCTGAAGGTAAAAGATATGCTACTGAAGATCCAAACTCACCATACAATAAAGATATTCCACCTGAACAACTTCAAGCTAATTCTAAAATAGCCTTACTTACTTGGATCTCAAAGCAAGGTAAGGATATAGATGAAACAACTATGAATTGGAATGGGGATGCTCGATATGGTGCTAAAGAACATTTAGCTAAAGTAAAGAGAAGAGAAGAAGATCTAAATTCTGACTACAATAAGGACTTAAGATCTTATATGAGTGATAAATTTACTTTTGAGTCTAAATTTAAGCTTAAGTCTAAAAAGTGACCTCTAGAATCGAGCTACAACGCATTTAAATTATAGGTTGAAGTACTCTTTAATAACCTAAGTAATCTAACATGGAACTTGGAATTGTTTTTTTAAGGTTTAATAATCTTTTATAAACTGCTTCAGGTGAAATTGCATTAGCTCTTAGCCAACTTACTAAAGGTTTATTTGATTTAGATCTATTACAAGTTTGGCATACAGGTATTCTATTAAATTTAGAATTAGTACCTAAACCTGAAATAGGCTCTATATGATCTATTTCTGCATCTAAGTAAAAGAAAATAGATTCACAATAAGGACAATCTAAATATAAATTGTTATCTTTTACACATTTTTTATAAAATTGATCTTTTCCTGTGTTTCTATATTTCTTTTTCATTTTTTGACCTTCACAATCACTCCATAAGCGTTTAAAAAGGTAAGGTCTAGGTTGCCCTATTCCCCACCCCTCTAAACTCGTTGTAGCTTCTTCTAGTAGTGTCTATGACGATTTGACCCTATTTATTCATTACATACATTGTAACTTCAAAGCCAAAGCGCATTTCTGTTGCTTGAGGTGATGTCCACATGTTATTCTCCTTAATATATTACATACAAAATAGTTTGTGTCTAATAAATTGATAAATATTACACACAAATATAGTATAAAGTTATACTATACAATTAGTATAGCATAACCTTAGTTTTATGTCATCAGTAAAACCATTAACTTTCTATAATGTATTTACTGAACACTAGTCTCATGATCCCTACATGAATAACTAATACTAGTTTTAGATTATCTCCTTTAATATCAAACTCAGGGTTATCCATAAGTTCTACACCAAAGACTAATCCACCAATTGTTTCCCACGTAAATTCTATCATATCTCACCTTTCATATATTTAATTATAGATTCTAATTCTTTAATGTTAGAATTATTCTTTAGAGTATTAGCTCTTCTTGATATTATCCTTATATTGTCTTTTGTATATCCCTTAGAAGAATCTAACCTATCTAATGATGGAGCATACTCTGTATTATAAATTAAAGGTTTATTGAATACTGGGCAATTTTCTGGAATTATTATATCAGATAAAGTTATTGTAAATTCCCTATTTCTTTGTTTAGACCTACTTAATGCTCTAGACCATAACTTATACTCTATACTCCAAGATTCATATGAAGCTTTTGAAATAGGTTTTCTACAAACTTTACAAACAGTATTAAATCCATTTGCACAATCTTTATGTATATGAAATTCTGAATAGGGTTTATATGTTTTGCATTTAGTACAAACCCTACCAGAATCATCATAAAACTCCCACTTATGTTTTGTCATAATATTACTCCTTATTCACATATTATAACATATTTGTGAGAGCTTGTCAAGTATTACTTATACTTCGCAATATCCTGAACTACATGCTAATTGTTGAGCACCTTCAGTATTATCATCGAGTTCTATAAAATCACTCCAATCAATATCTGTTGGCATTTCGCTTAATAACTTATTGTAAGTCTCTTCATCGATATCTTCGTAAGGAGCCTGTACATAAGTATGGTTTGAGTGTGGTAAGAAAGATACACCACTCACTTCATCAAAGTATTTCCAAACCCAAGCACCTACTTCAACCCACTCCTCATCTTTAACTGAGATAGTGACTGAGGGTTTGTGTTCACACCAATGACGCTGATAGATTAACCATAACTCTAACTGTTCAATAGCTGACTTAGAATCACGAGTAATAGCACCTACTGGAGCTTTCATTGGGAAACTAAATACAGCAGTTGAATCAGGTCTAAATGCTTCATCTTCTACTGGAACACCTTTACTTTTTAGATACTCGTAGATTGGATCTTTCTTATCCATACGAATACGTCGTAAATAGTAATCGTTGTGCCGAGCATGAATGCCACTAGCACTATCCACCAACTGGGAGACTGTACCTGAAGGCTTAACACAAGTGATAGAAGCAGAAGCAGGAATACCAAGTCTTTCAGCAAGTTCTTCATTAGTTCTCCGAGCAACATCTCTTAAATATACTAAAGCAGAAGGTAATGGATCAGAAGTATACTCACAATCCATAATACCTGTCAAGCTTACACCAAGTAAACGCTCTTCTGAAGTATTAGCTACCCACTCTTCACTCAAGAAGTTAAACTTATTAAGAGTAGATTGAACAGTACCTAAGATAGAGGCTAACTTAACTTTACGTTCGAGAGATTCAAGTGTGTCCCCGTTCCGTACAACCACTTCCGTAAGATTGCAGAACTGTTTATCACGTAGGATAATCTCTGAGCATGGATTGGTTCCGTAGCTGTGATCTTTAGAACGTCGTCCCCATTTAGCAGCTTGAGTTTGAGCAGCAATACGATTAAATATTCCTCGTTCACCTGACTTTGATTTAACCAAAGATAACCATTCTTCCATGAAAGTCTCACTATCTGGTCGTTCTGTGTAGGCAACTGAGTTGTTAGCAAGTCCTCGGTGTGGATTATCATTATACCATGCTCCCATTTTAGCTTCACGCATACGACGATCTGTAAGATTAGAGAGGGAGATTAGAGCACTGCGACGTACCCCACCTACCACAACAATCTCACCTACCATACACATTATGTCGTGTACTTCAATACTAGTGAGTTTTCGTCCACTAGCTTCTTTAAATGACTTAATCGTGAAGTCAAAGAGTCGTTTAAGAGGCTCAGGTCCTGATGCTCTTCCACCAAATACTTTAAGTCTTGCTCCAGCTGGTCGAACCTTTGAGTAATCAACTTTAGGGATATCTCCCTCCCAGAGCGAAGAGAGAAGTTTTTTGAAGGCTTTTGCCCATCCAAGCTTGCTGTCTTGCACAAATATGACATCGTCTACCTCACGTAGTTTCTCAGGAATAGCTGGTAATTTGCTAACTTCTTGACGCTCACAGCTAAAGCCTACACCAGTACCATTCATAAGAATGTAAAGAGCTTCACTAAATGCACGTTTGTTGTTGACTGCTAGGTAACTACAGTTATAAGCTGCAATGTTATCTCGCTCTACTGCTTCACCTGCTGACATTAGTAAACGCATAGAGGGCATTACTTCTAGATTGAGGATAGCAGACCTTAATTCATCATAAGGTACCTCTACATCTTTAGTTTGTGTCTTTAAGTATGTAAGTAAACGATCTACTGTTTCTTCCCATGACTCACGACGTTGTTCCTTATCTAGGTAGCGAGAGTATCGACTACGATGGATAATGGATTGATAGATACTTGGTAGTTCCATTAGTTATCCTCTTGGTTATTTGGTACATTATAGAGATTAATGGGAGGAAGAGTCAGTTCCCCCCATACTATGTTACTTCTTTTTAGAGCTGAACAGTTCTTCATCTGATATTTGATTGTGACAGACTGCAGCATCTTCCATGTCTACTGCCGTACTATCTAGATCTTCGACTTGCTTCCTAAAGATCATATCAAAGTTATCACCATAAGCTTTACCACCTATTTTACTTACTAAACGATCACCAGTTACGTCATTTGTACTCATTTAACATCTCCTTTTGTTGTATTAATTGGTACCCTGAGAGGGAGTCGAACCCCCAACCTACGGAGTAGAAATCCGTTGCTCTATCCAATTGAGCTATCAGGGCATTTTTAGTCTAAGTATTCATCATCTTCATTATCAAAGTCATTAGAACCACTTAACTCAAGCTCATTAATCAAATAGTTATACTTAGCTAATAGTTTGTCCTCAAACGCATTAACTATGTCTTCAGTAGTCAATCCTAGCAGATCAACTACATCAAATTCACTCATTTGTTCAACTACTTTTTCTTTTAATTCACTTAAAGTTAGCAATTTCAAACTCCTTCAGTAACTCAATGAAGTGGATAGCCTTATCTAGATCTTGTTTACCACCTTTCTTTCGCCATCGACAAAGATACTTAATAGCTGTTGCTTCTAAATAAGGTATATTGTTTACATGACAGAAATAAGCTGGTTGAATTATAAAATCTTTATAGTGATCACCACCTACTTGTTTATCAATTGCTAGTTCCATACTTTTTCCTTAAATATTTCAAACTTACAGGCATTTCGTCAAAAGAACCATTGTTAACATCATGTAGAATGTAGAGACCTCTCCAGTGATTGTTAGTCTGGTGATTGAGATAGTGTTCCTCATGCTCATAACAACTACCTGCAATAAGAGCAGTCATCTCAGTACCATCAGCACGTTTACCGTAAGCAATGTCACGTCCCTGTTGATGTCCAGCTATGCAAGACTGATGATGCTTAAGTAGAAGCATACGAGCAGTAGTACAAGGGTTGCCCATAACTCCGCTGACGAAGTAGTGACAAAACGCAATTCCTTCAATAACAATAGGTTGAAGGAACGGAATAACTTCCCAGCCACTTTTCTCATACTCAAGATCTCCTAATGAAATTAAACCATCAAGCTTTGGATCGTTATGGATAGCACGATTGATCCTATGCTCATGATTACCACCAAGCATAACTAGACGAGGTTTCCATCTAGCTCTCTTAGTATCAGTTAGACGCTTCTGTTCCGCCCTTACGGGCGAAAGCAGAACCTTCATTGCATCTTTAGAAGCTTGGATATCAGCTTTGTAACGCTGACCTTCCATTGACTTACTACCAGCCTTATCATGAGAAGAGAGAGAAGGCATATCAGCAAAGTCACCTAGGTGAACAATGATGTCTGGCTTCATCTCTACTGCATAACGACCAATAGCATCAAGGAAAGAAAGATCATCTCCAGGTCTAATTTGTGTATCAGGTATTACCATAATACGTTTACCCATAGTGATCTCCATCGTTACCATTCTGACCTATGTTATCAATCCGATCTTCATCCCATTCATCAGCTGTATCTGAATCTTCTGGTAGATCCTCTGGAATATCTACATCATCAAAAGGTTCTCTAGGTGAACTCATGATGGAATTCCTCCCTCTTGTTTAAATAAATCTAACTCTTGTTGTACATCTGATTCTTGAATCTTGATGATACCATTGAACACTAGGTTCTTGATTGCATGGTCCATAAGGAACCCAGCTTCAGCTTCAGTAACATTGAAGTCAAAGTCCAAGCTACCATCTTCTTCATTGCGAACACAATTCTCTATACGCATTTAACCAATCCTTTCTAAAGTCAAGCCATTCAAAGTTGTTAAGTTCAGCCCACATTGCATAAGTTGTTTTACTACCTCTGTGTAACTTATTAGATGCATTCTGGAATAACATTATTATTCTGATGTCTGGATTACATTCTCTAAACCATATCATCTTCTTACGAGTCTCTAGGTCAAGTAACCCTTTAGCCTCAAGATAAATCTCTTTACTCGAATCTGTTTTAAAGTCTGGAGTATAGGTTCTATCTTGTACTGGTTGTGTGAACTTGATCCTAGTTGGTTCGTATTGAACAGAAGGATATTCTTTAATTAATGAATTCCAAACCTTTTCTTCTAACTTACTCTTGAACTTGGGCATTTAGTAATGTCTCATATCGAGTAGCAAAGCTATCTCCTTCGTGACGTAAAAGCCATAGGCACTGTGAATCTACTAAGAAGTCATTCTTATTAGGGTAAAGCTGATACACGATGTCAAACATCTCTTGCTCAGACTTACAACCTTGTAAAAGTTTCCTAGCTTTAGCTTCACCTAAACCTTTGATTCCTTTAACGTTATCAGAAGTATCTCCTTTAATACATTGCTCATAGAATAATCGAAGACCTTCTAACTCTGTTTGTTCTACAAAGTTATCAGGTTTAGACCAACTAAGTGTGCCGATAGCCCATTGAAAGTGTTTCCCTGGAACTTGTAACATATCCTTATCTAGAGAGCAGATAGTTGTAGTACCTCCCACCTTATCTTGGTGAATAGACATAGCATCATCTGCTTCTAGAGTATCAGGAGCCCACTCAGCCCCTAACTTCTTAACTGCATAGTCTTGCAAGGCAGATAAGTGTCGAGGCTTAGGAGCTGTTCTGTTAGCTTTGTACAAGGGATTGATAGTCTTACGGAAGTTGTTAGGTCCCGTGAGGAATGCCCTGTAAGATGTAGTTCCTACCTTAGTAAGAATGTTATCGAACAGGTCATTCATCCTAGATATGGCTATGCCTACTGACTCATTCTCAGCACTAGCTGCACTACGAAAGCAAACAAGATCCATATCTATAAGGGCTATCATTATACCGCTGCTCCTTCAGGGATAGAACCAGCTGCTTCATAAGCAACAAGATCAGTAACTGCTAAGGTAGTAAGAGAAGGTGATTTACCAGACTTACCTTTGAACTTCCACTCATAAGAATCCACAACGGCAATAGCTTCACTACCGTTACCAATACGAACATCAGTAGAAATAGGTACACCATCACCATCAATAGCTTTGATTGGGTAGGTTGATTTACATGTAATATAGTGACCACGTTCATACTCGTCATCGTCTCGCTTGTTAACATTGATACCTAGAGCAGTTAACTCTTTGACAGCATCTGCACTTAGGTTAGCTAAGTCTACTTGATACTTACCAGACATTTCGTTAGGTTCGTTTAGTTGAGCCCAGAACAACTTTGCTTTAATTTTAATTGCCATATTTAAATACTCCAGTGATGATATACATTTACAATAATGTGAATACAAGTAACTACTTCTAATACTGTGATCCAAGTCTTACTAGAAGGGAACATCGTCATCCTCTCCACTCTTTGAAGGTTGCACTAAATCAAAGTCAACCCATTGAGTAAAGCCTTTAGCGTCAGCCTCGTCTACAATATCTATTACGGTACCCTTGGTCCAACTACTCGCAGCTTTGTACACATTCTTATTTCTGAAAGAGAATAATCTTTTAGATAAGACTTGGTCCTCATTATCCCTGAAGATAACTTCTATAGCTTGATATTCTAAGCCATTAGCTGATTGATGAGAGCTAGGGGTACCTACATCAATAATTTTAATTCTAAGCATTAACTTCCTCCATGTTAGCCCAGTCAGGTCCAACTTCACACTGAACCCTCATAGGTAGATTGAACTCCGAACCAAATATCTTTTTAAAGTTAAGTGGTACATCGTTAAAACAGTTTGTAACTAACCTGACTAGACTAATATTATCCCATACTTTAGGATCAAAGTCAAGCAAAATTGAGTCATGTACTGTGTTGACCATAAAGACTCCTTCTTTATCTTTTAATCTGTTACGAAGTGACACCCTAGTTAGTGCCATAAGGTCTGCACCTAAGCCCTGTACTGGATAGTTTAAGATTTTAGTACGAGGGAACTTAACCTTACCATACTTAACCTCAGGTTCAAACTTGTAGACCCTACCAGTAGGCATCTCGATACGACCATCACGCATAGCTCGTTCTAGTAACTGCTCATGCCATACCTTTAGTCCACTGTACTTTGCGTAGAACTGATCGATGACTCCTTGCCAGAACGTTTCATCTCCAATACTTGAGAAGTTAGGATCATTCGCATAAGAGTACGCTGATCCTCCGTAGATGAGTCGAAACACGAACGTTTTAGCAATAAGTCGACTTGGTAGTCCAAATCTTTGTTGGTTGTCTGCATGCTGGTCTACTCCATTAAGAATCTCTTCGATAGCTGTTTGATCTTGACTTAAGTATGTGGCTCCTATCCATTCCAATTGTTTTGCATCGGCATTTAGTAGCATCTAGTATAAGTCCTCCCATAAGCGTTCAAGGTATACATCTTTCTCGTATGCATCAAGTAAAGCGAGAGTAGAATAACCCTTTGATTCCTCCGTCGAAGTTCTGCAAGTTTGGTTTACTGCTCGACAATCGACCTGTCCTCGCAACGCATTGATTAAGTTGTCCATGTATCTTATTCTCCTTCCAGTTAAGTTCAGCTGCTAACTTGAGTAAGCCTCTGTAGTATGTTGATACCCTCTTCTCTAAGTCAGACCTAGTGAGTAGTGTCTGTATGGCTTTGAGAGAGTGTTGGTTCCTACTCTTGAGTGACTTAAGTGTATACTCATCAGTAGAGAAGTAACCTTCTTTAGCTAACTCAGAACCTTTAGGTGGAGTAAACAACCTAGGTAGTTCTACTTGGTAGTCTTCCCACTTTTCTTTTGGTTCTCCTTTACGAGCACCTGTCTTGTAAAATCCAGCAGGGACTTTGCGAGATAACTTAATACTTCCACCATAAAGTAGACAGCTAAGGTGATCGCCACTATTGGGATTAAAGCTATCACAGTTATGGTACTGATACAACTCGTTATCCAACTCGATGATTTGTGCATCCAATTCATTTGCTAACTCCTCACTTTTTGTTGCATTATAAAGTAGTCCATTAAATTCCATGTCTTGTAGGACTAATAGATCTTGGTTGTGTAAACTGATTAGTCGCTGTAGTTGTAAGCTACTAGCCTTAACCTCTTCTAACTGTTTGAGATAGACTTGATATGTTAGGTCAAGGTCACCCTGTAGATAAGGTTCTAAGATATCAGTTGGGATATCAGGGGTATCAATACCATTTTTCCAGTAATCAGTACTAACCACGTCAAGCTTAGTACCCAGACCATAATGAGCAGCCACCCCGTTAAGTGAGGGATAGCTGGTCGTCTGTCCAGATAATATGAAGTGAACGAGCTGACAATCCCAAATGCGCTTAGTGCTAAAATTAATTCCATATCGTCTTATCCAATGCAAATCAAATTTAATATTAAAACCAATTAAGATATCTGATTGATCTATTAGTAATTGAATTTTCTCAAGTTCAGGAACATAAGGATCTAATGAGTATTCAATGTCAAATAGGTCAGAAAATCTCTCCCCTTTAATTCCAACATAGCATAATCTATTAGTCTGATCGAATGGATTACCTTTGTTAGAGATCGTAGTCTCTACATCTAGTACAAGTTCTTTCATCACAGGTCCTCGTAACGAGCAACTTCGGCTCTAATTAGTATCTTGGCACTGCCATGTCGTTTCTCAGGAAGAGTATCTGAGTCACCTAACAGTTTGTTTTTACAGATGTTAAAGTACCTGAATCTACTTGTGTTATCTGATTCCTTACCAATGCCTAAGATCCAGTCAGCTTCGCCTTGCTTCGCAGTCTTGCTGCCATCAACCATATCCATCGTTAACCAAGTCTTACCTTCTGCTTCACCTGAAGCTTGAGATACAGCGATGACAGGAGCGTATGTCTTAGCGATCTCTCGAGCCCATTGATAGATAGCCTTAAGCTCAAGGTCCTTTCTCTCTGCCTTAAAGCCTTTGAGTTTATCGATCTGATCGAAGATGATAAGAGCAGGTTTAGTTGTCTTAAGAATCTGTTCGATGCGTTGGATGCTAGATGAATCTTCGAAGTCGTAGATCTTAATCTGATCTTTAGTCTTCATGTCATACACCTTCTGATTGCGCTCTAGGTCACTCCATAGAGTATCAGTAGTCATACCTAGGACAGCTTGGAAGCAACGAATACCAACCTTGTTACCCTGCTCCTCATTGTTGAACCACAAGATGTTACCATCTGTTTGTTCTACCATGTGAGAGATCTCACTAGCAAGGAAGGTAGTCTTACCAGTCTCAGGTCTAGCAAAGATAAACCCGAAGTCACCCTTACGAAGAGAACCGAAAGATTCATTCAAGAACTTAAGTCTCCAACGTAGACCAGGTGTTGCTACTTGAGAGGTGTATAACTCTGCAAGATTCATGTTGACAGTTACTGGAGAAGTATCTTCTACCTCTTGTAACTCAAACTGAGAGAACAGAGAAAGTAAATCATCTACTGGACTCCTACCATCCTCTACATCTAGAGCCATCTTAGCGATGTCTCCAGCGAGAGAACGTCGACGATGTTCTTCTAGAAGAGAGATCACAGCCTCAACGTTAACCTCAAGACTAAAGATAGATTCTAGTAATTCTCTAAGTTCCTTACGCTCAGAGTCCTGCAAAAGATAATTACTCAAGTAACATAACTCAAGATCCTCTACGCTACAGTTGTCTTTAGTAGAGTACTTAGAGTAATAGATTGAGAGAACGTTAAAGACTTTATAGATGTTAACATAGTTGTTCTTGATATAGTTAATATTAACATACTTGTAATACTTTGTAAAGTCTTTTCTATCCCTCATGAATAAATTTATTATTTGTTTTTCAACCATTCAATTAATTCCTCCTTCGTGTATTCTTTCGGATCTTCTGGAGAAACTACAATACAACTTGGAACTCCACGTTGTTTAAACTCCTTCGATATCCGTAACGCTTCTTTTGCTTTATCTCTATCTAGCCACAGGATGACCTTCTTAAATCGTTTAGATAGCGTTTGTATAGTCTCTTTGGTCATACTACAACCTAACAAAGGTGTAGCACAATAAGATGGTGAGAGTCTAGCTATCTTGATTGCAGATAGTACATCCTCTACACATACTATAGTATCACTCATCCCATAATAAGTCAAGGGCTTTCTGCCGTAAGAGGAATACTTAGGTCTACCTTTCATGAAGCTACGACCTTGCCAATACTGAGGCATGTTAAGTAAAACTAGTAGTTGGTTCTTCACATCCCACCCCATTTTAGAGTTAGTAATTTCATCGTTTGTAATGCCATAACTGAACAACCATTGCTTTGCTTCCTTAGGTAAATCATAAGTTAGAGTAGGAGAACGAACATCGTTAACCACATTAAGCAGAGACGTTCGTGATTCTACCTTCTCACGTATTGACTTTATGTCATTCTTCTGCTTAGTATACTTGCAACCAAAGCAAAAGAAATGGTCGTCATACTCAGCTAAGTTGTCCTTACTATTACACCTAGGACAAGGTAAATGTTTAATGAATTGTGTCATGAACTTCTCCTAAGTTCCACTAATTTCTGGTATCTCCTCCGAAACAATGGAAACAACTGTCTCTAAATCTTTACGAGCTGTGCTTGGAACTTCGTCCCGCACAGTAAAATAACAGTCACTACAAAGATCTAGATAGACTCCATGAGAATCTTTTCGAGTAGCTTCATAGTCACTTAGTTCACAATCACACGCTTGACATCTCATTCTTTAACCCCTTCTAAAAAATTACCTTCAACAAATAGTAAGGCATTTGCAGCTTCTTTTAAAGTAGTGAACCTACAGTGCTCATAAATATAATCTGTATTTTCATACCAATTTCCAAAATTATAGGTACTTAAATAACTTTTATTAAATAGAGATTTGCGTTGCACTCCATAAGTATCATCAGGAAACATTACTATTGTATACTTAGCCACATGCACACTCCCATTTAGCATTAGTAATAGGGGCACACTCTATACGTTTTTGTTCTACATACTCTTGAATAATAGCTATTAACTCTACATTGCTAATAGCATGCATAGCTAATATTGTATCTAAGTCATCAAGTATTTCTAAAGCATCATTCATATTCGCTCTCCAATTCAAATTTGCCACAGTATTTATATTCCTTCATATATTTTGGACTAGTCATTGAAACAAAATGATGATACCCAAGTCCCCGACTGCCAAAATAAACATACAAATACTGTGGTTCTTTAGGTTGTGGTTTAATGCGGAACTCAAAAGATGGGTCACACCATTCAGGGTCATCATCATTGTTCCATTCCTCTTTACCTAACTCTTTAAATTCAATCTCTGCACCCTCAGCCCATGCTTTTATTTCTTTGTGCCATTTATGTTGTTTAGTCATGTATTCTTCTCCTTTAATGCCTGTTCAATAGCATGGGCATAGTTTGAATAGTCTGTTTGACCACACTTTGCAGAGCTGTGATTTGCTTTAGAAATATCTTCCAAAGCCTCACACATCTTCGCATTGTCGAGTTGTAGCTGTTTAAATTTAACTATGATGTCAGTTATGCCGTCAAAGCCATTTAGTGATAATAGGTCTTGGTAGTACATCCACTGTGATTTTAAGTTGCTTTCGCTTTCTTGTAGCTGTGCAATAGTGGCGGCTTGGTCTGCCAATGGCTTATTCGGACAGGTTGATTTATCTACAATTGACTGTAATGATTTAGTTAAATAATCAGTATGCTCTACTGATGAAAGCTCTTGTAATTTAGCGTGATTATTTCGCAACCATTCCGCTTGTAAGTCTTTGCCATGATTAAGTAGCCAAGAGTTTCTACCATCATGGGTTATAGGTAGTTGTAGAATTAAACCTTCTGCCCAGCTCATGTGTTCTTCACATTCGCCATCATTATTTACAAACATACACGCCACAGGTTCTTGTGCTGGCTGTTCTAATATATCTTCTAATTCTTTACGTCTTTTTGATTCTCTTAATGACTGCACGAACCATCTACGTTTATGGTCATCATCCATTGCGATAAAAGCATCAGCAGTGCCACAGTGCATTGTGCGTTGTGTACGTTCTTCCTGTTCTAATGCTTCTTCACAAGCGTTGATTGCACCTTTTACCCATGCGGTTTCATATACCCTGCCGTTGTTTAAACAGTTTAGAACCTTTAATGCTTTATGTAATGCTTCATCTTTAGACATCATCAACCTCCAATTTAATTGCAAACTTACCAGTAATGCCAGCGTCAAATAATGGCGCACAATTAAAAGTAAATCCTTTTTCTGTTATTTCTACCGACAAATACTGTGGCTCTTTAGGCTGTGGTTTAATGCGAAATTTATAGTTTTCATTTGAACACCAGTTTGGTTCACTATCTAAAAACCATCCATCCCATTTTTGTGTCGATGGTAACCTTAAATTACATTCAATCTCCGCACCATCAGCCCACGCTTTAATCTCTTTGTGCCATTTATGTTGAGGCATTTAAATACTCCTTAAAAGCTTGTACATATTTATCTAACGTAGTACCAGTAAGTCCAGGTGCTGTATTGACTTCGAATAAGAATATTTTATTATCTCGTTCACGATAGCCAATGTCAACTGCACCGAAGTCCAGACCTAGTAACTTAACTGCCTGTATTGCAGCATGTTTGATCTCTTGTGGATAGTCTATGTCTGCACGAGCATAGATATAACCGTTAGAGTGATTGCGTATACCAGTGCCACCACCAGTCCAATTAGATCTGCGTTTCTTTTGTTGAACGTCTATGACCGACTCTCTGAATACATGGACACGATACTCATACTTATGCCTAGTTCCTACTGTATACAAAGGAGCATCGACGAAGTCTAGGATGTTCTTAGCTATTACTATACCACCTCCGCTGTGACTTGTCAAGGAAGTTCTACAATAAATAGATTCCTTACCTAATCGTTCGCCCCCATTAGTAGCGTGATAGAGCATGTCACTTGCCTCATACCTAGTGGTACAATATTGTGGTAGATACGGATACTCATTCTCATACAGTAGATCAAAGGTCTTAAGCTTGTTGCATGCAATAGCAATAGCACTGTGCTTATTAAGATCCTTCTCAGCATAAGGCACACTCTCTGACGGACGAGAGTTGCCCCAGTTAATAATGATGTCCCGTCGTTTAGCCTCATAAGTAGGGCGGATACGCTTAATGCCTAGAGCATTAGCTAGAGCTTTACTTGAGAGAGACCCCATCTTATATGGGAATAGCTTTAACCTGTACATACTTTACTCCTTTGAAAGTCAGATAGTACTCGTTCTTTACTAAGATACTCATAGGTGTTATGCCTATCTTTAAACCTAGTTTCCATGTCTCTAATTTTTAGAGCTATACCTCGTAGTCTAGGATCAGCAGGTAGATTAGGATCAGTATTTACAGAAGATACTAGTTCTATATTACAAGCATAGAGTCCATAGACATTTGTATATCTTGTATCATTAATATAATATGGATAAGTATCAATATTTACGGGTTTATCCCATGAGATATAGCACCAAGGTTCAGGAACTCTATCATCATAAGTAATACTTATAAGAGTTCCTACTCCTAGTTTGTAATTTCTATCTGGTTTAGCCCTGACTCGATCACCTATCTTAAAAGGCATAAGGTAATTCCTCCTTATCTTTTAGTTTTTGTAACTGTTTAAGTTTAAACCTATGCTCCATCTGCTTAATCTTAATGCAGATACCACGCAACCTTGGATCATCAGGTAGAGGGTTACCCATGTCCGCTTCATCGGAAGCAAGAGCTAGACTACAGGTCTCTGCATTTAGATTATATCCTCGATAAGAAAGACAAAGTCCACCACATGAGTGGAAGTTTTGTCTATCCTCATGATCCCATTCAATAGATACTATTTTTATGTCATTTCTATTATGGACCTTAAGAACAGTGCCTGTCATACCTACTAGAAAAGAAGCACTATCCCAGTCAAAGTTCTCAGTTACTACAATTTTATCACCTTTAATAAAACTCATGATTAGATCCCTCCATACGGATAAATAACATTACTCTCTTCTACTGGTGCCTCATAGTCATCCTCTAACAACTCAATGTCTATGAACTTGATGTTGTAGAGGAAGTTAGGCACATCATTATTCTCATCAGCTGAGTCAGCCATTAAGTCTACTGAGTAGTCACGATTAACTGCAACGATTTCCCATACAGAATCTCGCTTAAAGTATTGCTTAGTGCCAGAGTCATACTGACCACTAAGCAGAGTCACTAACTCACCTAGTGCTATGTTCTCCTTCTTGTAAGCCCAAGTCTGCCTGTTATCGTAGTAACGATTCTGAGGAAGGAAAGAAGCTTGACGAGTTGGATAGTAAGGTAAAGGTGGAGGTGCTACATAGGGTGCAGGTTTCTTGTAACTAGAATTAGAATACCATACATCATTATCCCACACACCCTTGTCCTCATTAAAGATCTTAGTGTTACCTGTGTTATCCATAAAGATAAGCTTACTGTAACCAATACGAGCTTCGATAAGTTTTTGTATAGGATCTTGGAATAGACCTAAGTTGCCCCACTTGTCAACGAATGGTTGCAAGATATCCTCATTGAATAACCAAGTGTCAGATTTAGCTGGATCAGTATACCCTGAGATCATACCATTGTGCACGAATGCAAAGTTATCATTGATCTTGTAAGGATGACAGTTAGCCTCATTGATTAGACCGTGAGTCTTGATACGGAAATGAATAACAGTTTCCTTAGACTTGTCACGACGATACGATTTCCAGAAGTCTTCGAAAGAGAAGAAACCTTTCTTGACATACAGTTTATCATTCTTATGGAACATGTAACCAGCACCATCAGAGTTAGCAGAATAACATTGAGCTAGTGTAGCCTTGTCAATCAATACACCTTCTGGTTTATAAATAGCAATACACATTATGCGAATCCTTTCAAGCAGTTAGATAATTCAGGGTATGATTTACGATTGAGCATAACCCAACGCATAAAGCTACGATGCCCAGTAAGTTGTTTGAGTGGTACATTAACTTGAGCTGGCTGACAATAGTCAGTCAACGCTTGACAGAACTCAAGTCTAGATGAGAACTCTTCCCAATTCTTAGGTGTGCTGAAGATACGGAACTCAATAGTATCACGATTAGATAAGTTAAGTGCATTGTATCGTTCACCATGTTGCCCATTGATGAATGGGAATGTAACAGATCGACCAGTAATCCTAGCATAAGAGTTATCTATACGACCAGCAATGTGTGCAATGAATGACTTGTTGTCATTACGATTAAGGAACTCAGTCATCTTACCTATAGTAAATACATTAAGAGGTTTGCGACTTACGTGGACATGCATACCTGTGTTCTTATCAGGGAATAGACCAAGAGAACCATAAGAACTATAGAACTTCTTGAACTCTTCCAAGTGAATTTCTAGAGTAGCAGGACAAGTAACAATCTCAAAGCCATTACGAATAGAACCATCTGACTTCATAATGGCATGACCCTGTAAAGCTTTACCTACCTTGATCTTAGATACATCACGATCATCTGACTCATACTCTAACTCTATACCTAGATATACAGTAGAAGGTTTAACATTCTTAGCCTTGAACTTAAGAAGCTCAGGCACCTTAGTGCTATAGTTGTGTATCTTGTATAGATTCTCGTTACATTTGTGACATGCCCCATCTATGATAGATAAATCTGGAACCTCATGATGACACACTGGACACTCACATATAGTAACTTCACTACGTTTGTATACTCTACCTTGAATGATACACTCATCATCTAATAAAAATACATAACCGTGACCACGTTCGTGACGAGTGTAGCCATAATCCATAGGAGATAGGCTTGCAGTTATTTGACGAATACCACAAGAGAAGTCATAGGCTCTACCCATGTAGTAAGGAAGCACCGCCCCTGTCAAGTGACACTTGAATAACTCTATATTATACAAGTTACTCATGTAAGACACAAGAGCATCAGCATCATTAACGATTACATTAGGTTGAGCAGCGATACAAGTCTGAAGTAGTTTGTGAGTGAACCCACTCTTACACCATCTATCTGATTCTAGACGACGAGATACTTCTTTGTAGATACCTTTACGAAGCGTCCCATTCTTTAAGAATAGTTTAACTGGGTTAGATTTGTAATACATAGCATCTAATGTAGCAGCTTCACCATCCCAACTATTACGGATGTGGACTAGCCCAGCTGCAGTAGCTATTGTAGAATTGTAATCACGGATCCAGTTTTTGCTACTAACTGAGAATAGGTGATACCAATCTTCATTGATAATTGCCATATCTCTTGTAATACTTAAAGCACTACCTTTGACATAGTATTTCTTAAGGGTTAAATCTCTTCCATAACTGTCTTGGGTTTGTTCTAACACCATCTTAAAGTCTGGATGTAGATTGGGTATTTCATTGTTGTTTTTATAGAACTGACTGTGGGTAAACGGTCTCATTTACTTTCTCCTTACTAAGGTTTGATAAACTCGATACTAACTGTATCAAGGTCTTACGGTCTATACTGCTACTACTTTTAGGAAGTCTATTAAACTTCTTAAAATACAAGTGACAATACATTTCATTTAATGTATCAGTCGAATATTTAGATAAATCCATAGGTTAAACTCCTATAATTAGATTGGTATTACTTTGCCTAGCTTTAGATTGGGGTGACCGACCTTAAGGTTTTCCCAAGGTTCATACCTCTTATCACACAACCACCCACTATCACATAGCTTAAACTTGTTACAATATAATAACAACCATAAGCGCAGTTAATAAGATGAAAGCGACTAGCTTTCGATCCTCTGCTAGCGCAAGCTACGCTTTTTAAAGAACTCACACACATATACAAAAGCTTATTCATATAACAACCTTTTCAATAGCGTAAGTGTCGACGACTAGTCGACGCATTAACTAGCGACGAAGGAGCGTCATCGAGGAGCGAAGCGACGAGAAAATTTTTTTTTGATATGCAGATGATACAAAAAAACCCCTATTTCTAGGGGCTTAATTGATGACCGACTGGGTGCGTTAGTCTTGTGGGGCTTGTGCGCCTTGCTGTGGTCGGCAAGTCCATCGTGCAAAGGCTAGAATTTCGGGGTCTATATAACCAGCCTTGCCCGCCATTAAACTAGCCTTTGCTCGGTCTAGCATACCAACGGCTGATTGGTGAATGATGTAAAGAGGGTCAATCTTTAACTCAGCAATCGCTGTTTGTAAGTCCTCAAATGTGCCGAAGTCTGAAACACCGCTAATCTCAGCCATGGCGTTAGCTACAAGTTCATCAATCTCTGATGTCATGTCTTTTACTGGCATGTTGGTCTTGATGCCTAGTGCCTTAGCTTGGTCTTGGCGTGTTGTGTTTACTCTGCCTTGCTTGTAGGTTTGGAAGTTCCGCACATAAGTCTCAAGTGATGGGATTTGATACCATGCGAATGGCTGAGTAGGTGCACCAGTGCGTGTATCATAGTCCTCAAACTCTGCTATCTCTTCAAGGGTTTGGGTTAGGTAGTTAAAGCCGTCCACCAATGTGCCTAAGTCTGCGTGCTGTGGTTTAGGCATGTCATCAGGTGCGAAGGCTATTTCTCCGCCTTGCTCAATCTCTTGTTTAGTCAAGCCGTAGCCATTGGTTACTGGGTGGCGGGCAATAGCACCGCCTAAGTGCCAAAGCAAGTTCCTAGCACCTAGATGGCGCAAGGTGTGACCTTGTTCGCCTGTGATGATTGTTTCAAAATTTAATGGTTGTTTATTAGCTGTTTGCATGATTATTTCCTTTTAGTTTAATAAATAATGATAAAGTTTTGATACTCGCTTGCTTGCTCTCGCTTGCTTGCTTAAAGGTATTATACAATGAAGTTGTTACTAAATTGTAAATGAATTGTAATAATTTGTAATATATAATCCACAACCTAATTACAAGTTATCCACAATCTATCCACAACTTATCCACAACACCTCTTTGTAGACTAAAGCAATGGTTAATCTACTACTAATACTTCTTCAGCAGATAGCCGCAGCTACTTCGCAACGAGGCATAGCCGAGTGATAGAAGCACATCATCGTGTTTGTTACGATGATAGTGTCTGCGTCCTAGATACAGCACACATAACTCAATCACAAGAAGAGATAGAAGAAAGACAAACAAGAAGATAAGAAGAAGAACAAAGTTAACCATAAGATAATCCTTTCATCAAGATATAACATACAAGATAGAGTGTATATTAAAACTAACTACACTACATGTAGTAGTCAACAACATATACTTATTAAAGTCAATGACTTAGATCTACAAGATGATGTGGTCAACAGCGTGTTAAGTTAATGCAACAACATTAACAATCAAGCAACTACACCGCTTAATAGCTTAACAACATAGCTACAACCACGTATTACTTAAGGGGATAGAGGGGGGATCACTCATGCACTTCATATATTGCACTGCAACTTAAAAAAATCTAATAAAAATTATGGAATCTCAGGCGATTATCTATTGACTTTTACTTTAAAGTATGATATAATATTCTTATGATGTAAAGCATTTAGCGACAAGAGACATAGATGACACACAAAGTCCCACTAAACTCTAATCTCTTAACATTATATCAAATGTATGATGTATCGGCCACAAGTCTATCTTTCCTATTAAAGATATAAATATCCCTCTTTACCTGTAAATATCTCTTGACTTTTCTAATTACTTGTGATATAATACTCTTATATGACAAATAATGTTAAAAAGTACTCTTACAATGAACTAAAAGATGATTTGGGTCGTTATCGTACTCAGAGTCTCTTTTGGGAATTGAGATTTAGAGAAGATGAGGAGAAGTACCCTTGCTTCTTTACTCTTAAGGATTATGACCTTGAGAAGGAGGGTATCTTATATCCTTCTCTTAAGAAGATTTACCTTTCGTATGATCACATCCCTGAGTTTGAGTATGAGTTTGCTCTAGATGTGTTTAACTCTTGGGATCATTGGCAACGTCTTGCTAATGACACAGTCCCTATGATCAAGAAAGAAATCAAAGCTTGGAGAGAAGAGTTGGACATTAGGATCAAAGCTAATGCTCTAAAGGCTCTTATTGCTACAGCTAGATTAGATGACTCTAAAGGTTTTAACGCTGCTAAGTATCTTGCTGATAAAGGATACTCTACTCTTACTAAAAGAGGTAGACCTTCTTCTGAGGAAGTAGAAAGAGAGTTAAGAGTTCAAGCAGGTGCTTCTAAAGAACTAGAAGAAGACATGAAGAGACTTGGTTTAAGTGTAGTGAATGGAGGTCAGTAGCTATGCCGTTTATGACTAATGGTAAGAGAGATTACAAGAAAGAACTCGCTTGGGAACACAAGAATGCTAATGGTGGTTCTAAAAGAGTAGAAGATAGAGCAAAAAGAAATGCAGCTCGTAAGAAAGTAGGACTTAAGGTAGGTGACTCTAGACAAGCAGATCACAAGGTACCTCTTACTTCTGGTGGATCTAATTCTAGATCTAACCTTAGAGTTGTGTCTGCTAAGACTAATCTAACAAAAGAAGCTAATAGAAAAAAGAGAGCTAGCTAAATGGCAAAGATTACCCTACCTACCATAGCATCAGGCTATGCTTCAATAACACAACTCAACTCTGCCTTTGATAGTATAGAGCAAGAGTTTAACAATAAGGTCTTATATCGAGATAATCCTACTGGTGAAGCTAACCAGATGGAAGTATCTATAGATATGAATAACAATAGTATTACCAATGTGGATGGTATATCTACAGAGACTATTACTGTTGATGGTATTGACCTGACAGCTCAGATTACAGCCTCTCAAGCTTCTTCTGCCGCTGCTGCAGCTAGTGCTACTGCTGCTGCTAACAGTGCTTCTTCTGCATCAGGTAGTGCATCTACTGCTACTACTGGTGCTTCTACCGCTACTACCCAAGCTTCTAATGCAAGTACTTCAGCTTCAGCTGCTAGTACGTCAGCTTCTAATGCAGCTACAAGTGCTAGTGCTGCGGCAACAAGTGCTACCAACGCTGCT